CTCCTATGTGAATTCCTTCCCAACTCTTCTTCTATTTGCTGATTCTCTTTTTCCTTCATCTCTACAAGAAGAGAGTAGAAGGCTTCTCTCTCTGAAGGCGCCATAGTGTCTGTCTCTAACACTCCAATGTGTGAATAGTACGCCAAATCCAACTGTTTCTTTACAATATCCCGCCAAGCCCTTGCCCTAAACTCTACTACTTGAGGGAAACTCTCATCCTCTTCTGGTATTAAGGATCCCGGGACGAAAAAATTCAATAGTTACGGGCAAACCTTCCTCCCAAGACTCAGAACAGTACGGACAAACCACTTCCATCGTAGTATCATACCCTATATCCCTCTTATTAAGAGCTGCCCAAAACTCTGCCGAATCCATACCAGACATCTTCGTAAAGTACTCTCTACCCAACTCCACCGAATCAAAAGGAACCCCGTTAACAGAAATTGTGTGGAGTACCATCCTGTACACATATTCTGCTTCTCTCGCTGACTGCTTAAACTTTCTTGTGTAGCTCTTCGCAAGCTTCTCTGCTCTTTCAATGTCTTCCCCAGTTAAGAACTTCACCTCTAAAACGTCTTTACTCTGGGGAAGCTCAATTAAAATCTTCTCTTCAAAATCCTCCTCCAGCTCATAAAAAGGAAACTCTAACAGATTAACCTCACTATCAAACTTCTCTCCACAACTAGGGCAACGATAAAAAACCCTATAATTAGGACCATAAGTGTGAGCCCTTAAATGAAGTAGATAGGCCATTTTGTCCTGCACTATCATCTTCTTCGTGCTGAATCCTTCTGGAGAAACTATACAAGAATCCAACACCTTGTCAAAAACATTCGGGCCAGGTACCGCAAACAACTTTTTCTCCTCTTCCGTTGTCAAATTCCTAATTGTTAAACTCTCCGGTACCCCCTGAATCTTACCTGCGGAAGGAAGCCTAAACGTAGTTTCATACATAACTCAAACCACCCCTCAAACAAATTTATATACGTATTGCCTTGTTATACCTCATAGTCATAGTAATAACCTTCTTTTCAACTACTTCAGCACTCATCTCTCCAAAGTTAATAGCAGTAGGCCAAAGCCCGAAAATCCTCCACTTACGAACAACAGAAGCGTCGGGAGAGTACTGATAAACGTAAGCCTGCTTCTGATAGTCAACCGCCCACCCAATTCTATCGTCATTCTCATTATAGACCATCCGGCGCCAATTATTCAGCTGTTCCTCAATATCAGCACCAATTGCATCCCTCACTACTAGGTCTCCAGGTTCAAAAGTCGCCTTTCCAGCAACCCAAACAGACGTGTTCCCGTGTGCTAACTCAATTTCCCCGGTATTAATCTTCGGAAGGGGGAAACTGACTACACTTAACCTAACATCCTGAGACAAACCTGATATCTCCACCTCAAAATTATAAACTCTCTGAGGCTCAAACCGTCGCGAACTCACTAAATGCATTGCATTCCATACTGTCATTGTTTACCCCTCCTACTCATTCTCAGAGAAAATTATACCGGAGCGAGTCAGGATAAACTCTATAGGTATGTACTCTCCCTGACGAGTCATATCCAAATAGATCTTTCCAGGCATATTATAGGCGTCTATATTAGCCGGAGTCACCGTAGTCTTATCCATCACTACACTGTACCCAACAATACCGCCCGCCGCCTGAAGTCCTCTCAGATAAGTGTCTACCGCCATCTCCCAACGATCCCAGGTTCTCTCAATGTTGTCCTCAAAAACAAAATCCTTGGAAAGCTCGGCAACAGCCCGCTCAATCTCATTGAGGAGCATTCGAGGTCCGAGCCTATTAAGGACGGAACTCTTGCGAGAAGCTGTCTTCTGTCCCCAAACAACTATTCCCCTGCCAACAAAATTAACTATACAGTTAATAATGTTGGATCCTCCGTAAACCACATCCCGCTCTCCCTTTGTATACTGGTGATACACATCCAAAGCGAGAGGCATCCTTCCCCTCTCAAATCCTGCTGCAGGCTTCCAAATCTCGCCCTTATCATAAGCATTCGCCTGAATGGCAATAAAATACCCTGTAGGAGGCACCCACTCATACTTC